CCTTTATTCCGGTGGAATCCACGGATTCGGGCAGGGTGAAGGAACGGCTAAAGGGGCCATATGACCTTTCGATGAGATGGTACTTTTCCGGCTTTCCCTCTTTGCTCAGCGGCCTCTCGCCCTTGATAGTCAACATATCCTTTTCCACATCTACAACAAGTTGATCTATCAAATCCAAAAGTGCCATTGTTAATATCTAGCTCTCTTTACTTGTTTTACGGAAATTACTTTTGATAGAACTTCTGCAAGTTCATCTGAACCTTCGATTCTCAACACAACTTCAACATTTCCTCCACCCATGCCAGTTCCACCAGCAGCCTTTGCTACACCTGCTTGCAAGCCAGGAATAGTTTTTGCCGCAATCACCGTATCAGATGGATTAATTTCAACAACTTTGTTGTCTTTGAGAATTGCATCATTAACACTTCCCGTAACAGTCTTTTTGGCAAACTCAAACGCTTTTTCATGAAGACCCAAAAAAGCACTTCCAACAGATTGAGTAAATTCTTTTACTTTGTCGAAATCAAGTTCTTCTAAAAATTTACCTACCTCATGAACTGCAGTAGCTAAAGATTCAAAAATACTTTTATTTATATCCATCATGGGCTGCATTAAGCCAAGCTTTTCTAACAATTTAGTTATTATTTTTATCAGGCCAGTAAATGGCAATAAAATATAATCAGTAGTCTTTGCTAAAGCTTTAAGTATGCTTATTCCACCTTTTACCATTTTCAAAAATGGACTTAATTCATCACCACCTTTTCGCCAAGCGTCTGCTTGTTTTTGTACCCAAGTAGTCAAAACTCTCATTCCAACTGTCAGCATTTTTGTTACACTGCTAATTTCCTTTCCTGGTTTATCAAAACCAAACATAGCAAAAACTAAATCAGTTACGCTACGCATAAGTAAATTTAATTCTTCATTCCAAGCAATCAAAGTTCTCTGTAAACGTTTTATACCACGTTCCCATTGAATTTGAGTTTGTTCATCTCTCTTGCGAGCATCCATTTTTGCTTGCAATTTCTTTCTTTCTTCTTCTGAAGAAAGAATCAAAGCAGCTTGAGCTTTATCTACTTTTAAAGTAGTAGAAATCATATTCTTTTCGAATACATTCAAATCATTCCAACTCTTTCCTTGAGCAACTAACTCTTCCCGCAACATCATCATGCGCTTTTCAGGGTTGGTTTCCATCATCAATTCAAATGAATTTATTTGAGTTCCGAAAATGGTGTTAAGTTTTGCAGCAGCTTCGGCAGAACCTTCAAACGTATCTAGCTGATCTCCGAAAGCTGTATTAACTTCTTTAATGGACATGCCCAACATTCTCGCCCGAATAGTAGATTTTTCAAACTCCATAGCCGCTGCCGTACCAAAACGAGCAAGAATATCAGGAGATTCAGCCATATCTTTTTGAATTGTAGCTACAGGAATCCCAAGAGCATTGGCATCTTTTTCTGCTTGTATCATCGATTTATGAAGCATTTTCAGATTGCCGTCTTGTTTTTGGAACTGAAGAGCAAACTTGCCAGCAGCTTCGCCACCCATACCAAGAACACCAACAAGGTTTTCTGCAGCCAACATCGTCTCTTTATCAAACGGTTCCACAGAAAGCATGCCCGCAGAAAACTCACGAACCATCTTAGCGCCTTCGTGAAAATCCATTCCAAGAAGCTCAAACTGTACGCCCATAGACGCAGCTTGACCTTTAAGTTTATCGGCACTTGCTCCTGTGTTTCCTAATTCTTTGTTGAAATCTGCTTGGGCTGGCATTATTTTCTTATCTAAGAATTCATAATAATTTTTAATTAATTTATAGAGAACAACCAAAGCTGCTGTGATTGCCATAATGCCTATTATAATAGGACCACCTTTTCCAACCATCTTGGCAATTTGTCCTAACTTAGAACTTCCTGCTACATCCTTTAAGGCACCTCCCCAGCTTCCTGTTTCTTCTTTTGCCTGCAAAAGATGTTGAGGAAGTTTACTCAAAGAACCCAACATTCCCTCTGCGGCTTGAGACGGGCTTCTTATCTTGGCTCCCATATCATCAAGAATTTTTTTAATATCCTCAAACCCATCGACTTGCTTTTCTATCTCTTCTGAAGCGCCTTTTAAATTATCAAAATCTCCTTTAAGAATTTTAGCATTTTCTTCTGCTAATTTGTTGAATTCAGAATAAAGATTTGATATTTCTTCTACAGTGGCCCTGCCCTCCTTTTCTAGTTCAACTGCTTTTTCTACCTTATTCCAAGCTTCCTCTAGTTTTTTAGAAATCATTGAAAAAGTTCTTCCTTGAACTTTTTCAAACAACTTAGAATCTTCCACCATAGCCTGCATGAGACGATCACCCCGACGCAACTTGTCAGGAATGTCGTCCATAGTCTGGGCAACAACAGAAAGAATTTTTTCAAAATTTTTAGAATCTTCAGAGATGTTCGCAAATGCAGCTTCCATTTCTTTAGCTGCCATGTTTATATACGCTGTAGCGTCTTTAACTTCTCCAAAATCTGGAAGTGGTGGTAAATCTGCCAATTATCTATTAAACTCCATTATAATCCAAATACAGCTTTCAAAAGAGGGTCTTCACTAAATATGGGGCCAACTCTTTCTTCAAACTTTTTAGCTCTTTCACTTAAGGAAATTCTTAGCTCCTTTTGCTCTCTAAACTTCATTTCAAGCTTTTTTGTGCCCTTTATACATTCTTGATAATGATCTACAAGCTTTTCAAGAGCATTAGATGCCTCTTCTACCATTTCGTCAGAAACTCCTGGCCTCTTACAAAGAATGCCATTTTCATCATAAAAAACAACATTTTCAGTAATAAAGTCTATAAGCTCTTCTTTTGTACTTTTTGACAATTCTTGAAGTTTCTCAAACATTGTGTTCTCCCTTCTATAATTAGATAGTAACACAAATTTAAAAGAAATGCAAGACTTTTATCTATTACGAATAGGGCGCATAAAATCTTGAGATTTTAACGGATTAGCCTTTTGGGCTTGATTTATCATTTTAATTCTTTCACCTTCGGTCAAAGGCCTTTCAGTTGATGCGCTCTCATTATTTTTTTGAGCTTCGGCAACATACTTATTATAACGAGTAATCAACCACTTCCTGATTGGAATCGGTAGGTTATACGCATCCCAATAACTCATAGATTGAAATGCCATCATAATGCTCCAGACCTCCTCTAAAAAGAGGTCTTCTTTTTTACTTTGTGTCAGGCCAAAAAAACGATATCCCTAGCGGGATATTTACCTCACTCTGCTCGCCACAGCTTGGACAGGTAACCCATTGTTTCATTTCAACAGAAGGCTCAATGTCATCAATATATTTTCTCAGAGCCCTGGAGTCTCCAGCAGGCATGTTTGCAACCTGGCGAGCAAGCTTGGTTCCGTCCGATACGCCACCTATGGAAACAATACATTTAGACAATCTACCAGTAACTGAAGCTTCTACTTGCTGTCCAATTTTCTTTCGTCTCTTCTCTATCTCTAAAAGTTCAGCCTCGTCTCTGCCGGTCAAAAGCTTAAAATGAACTTCCTTTTTAGTTATTGGTAAAGTAAAAGAAAATAAATTCATATTTGGTTGCAGTGGTTGTGCTCCCAAATTTTTAATTTCCAAAGAATTTAATGAAAATTCATTCTCAAATTGTTCATTACATTCTGGACAATCAATCTTAACTCCATAGTCAGATCCATATCCAGTAACACGAATAGCAATCAAAATAGCATTTCTGTCGCCAGTCAAAAGATCATCTGGATCTATGATTTTGTTTAACATGCAAGATTGAAGAAGTTTGCTAATTACAGTTCCATTTTTGATAAGTGCCCTGGACGTAAGAAGGTCTTCTTCTTTTGCGGTCATGCATTTGATTTCTACATGTTCTTCATTGCTTAGTGGGTGACCTAAACCATATAAAACACCCTTACTAGGAAGAGGAACGGTTTCTACGGGAATTTCAAACCCAACTTCTTGTGATAAAGAATTCAAATGTGCTGGCTGATTAAAAGGACTTGATCCTGTTAGTTCTGGCATAAATTACTCCTTTTGTGTTTCTATTATAAGTATACCTACAAAAAGATTTAAGGTGTACAAAAAAGCAAAAGGCCCCATAAAGGGGCCTTTCGAGCTAGACAGCACGCTGTCCAACTTTTTATTAATACTGCAGCATAGCTTGGTCGAATCGTAGAACAAGCGAAATGTCTACGGGGTCACTAACACTATAATCCAAGTCATTAAAATTAGCATCTTGAATCCATGTGCCTTGTAGTTCCCAATCTTCGACCACTGCGCCAACAGGGTCCAACAATTTCAAATTGATGGTTTTCTTGTAATATTGAGCATAACCCATACGGCCAGTAACATTCTCAAAATCTAGCCTGATCCATTCCATAACCTTCTGAGCTGCAGAAGGAACAATTGGATCATACAAAGTAACATTCAATTGCTGCCATGCGGCTTTGCCAGAAAGGTATCTCTTCACGTTAATATAATCAATAACTGTCTCGTCAAATGTAATTTGTGGGCGAGCTGCAACTTTTGCAGTAAAAGCATCAATTCCGTTTATTGCTAGAATCCACCTAAACTTTCGCTTTGGTTCGAAAGTATCAGCTAGCATTTGTTGAACTTCAAGAATTTCAGCCATTTATTTTATAGTCTCCATTAATTGTTCTTTTATAAATAGTCTTTTATAAAATTATTCCTCAAAGCTTGCTCCACTTGGACTGACTATGAAGTCTACGCTAATAAATTCTGCAGTCCTTGTAGGAACCAAAAAGATTTTTCCAGCAAGAGTGTTGCGATCAATCAACTCAGGTGGATTTGTTGTTTCGTCCATAACAACCTTAAACGCCTCAAGACCTTGTTTTTGCTGAATATCTGCAAGAATTGGATTAACCAATTGACGGAATCTTGTTTGTGTCGTAGCGTTTGCTGGCTCGAAAACCAAGAACTTAGCTGCAGAAGCAATCAACTTCTTGGTCCTAATAAGCAAT